TCATTGTTTATTCTCTCCCTTCTGATTTTCATTTTTTAGTTGCGCAAATACCTTCGAAACCTGTCCTGGAATGGATACACCTAAACGCCCAAGGTTTTCGATGAAACTGATTCCTTCATTACCAATCAAGAACATAATCATCGTATTGCGCATAAAATCGCCACTGCCTGTTACCGCGTCCAGTTGGTTTGCCACGATAACCGCCAAAATCATCGCCATTTTTTTCATAAGTCCTCGAAATGCCGTCTTGGATGACACTTCCTTTGTGCTGACAGCAACCATCAGCCCTGAAATATAATCCACCGCCATCATGATTCCGAGTGCAATAGCAAGATGATCAACCCCGCCAATTAAATAGGCGATAGCTGATGCGCTACCGCCTGTGATCGTGGTGTATAGAGTGTTGGTATTATGCTTCATTCGTTTTCCTCGCTTTCCCCACTTAAAGTAAAAAGAGCACACCTGTATAAAGTGTGCTTATTGCGCAGTATCGTCCGAATGTTCATCACTTCATACTATTGAGTACTTGTGTTACAACTTCTTTTAAATTACTCAAGTTAGGCACTTGGTCAATTGTATAAGTTCCTGCTAATACAAGACTTACCCAAACTTTTACTAAACCGCTATTTTCATTGAACATTCTACATTCCTCCCATTTGAGTTAATAATAATGTCAATTCAGCAATTGCTTGTTTTGTTTCCTCAACTTCTTCCGAAAGTGGTTTACGAAAAACCTGCGGCGCTTCCGGCTCATTAGGATCAGGATAACTAAACTCCAATTCTAGCGTTTCAGGATTAACTCGATAACCATTGCATTGAGCAATATCTGCCGCGTATTGTCCATATTCAAGCTGAATAACACCGACAGTATCACGAACGCGCTCTTTTAACGCTTGGTACGTTTCAAAATCTTGGTCAACGGTTGTTTCTATGACCGCACCCATCATTTCGCCCGTATCAACTAAGACATTTCCAGTTGCTTTGTCATAATAAATTTTTCTGCCGACTTTATTCATTTTGTCCCTCCTATTCATAGGCGTACCATGTAAATAAAGTATTAGGGTTAGTTACAGGTAATCTAAAACCCGATGAATTTACATAAGCGTCATCCGAATTATTGAGATATACGGTGTTTTGCATCGTAATATCAGCACTGGCACTTCCTAAATAGTTCCGTCGGTTATCGAATATTGTTATATCTGTGTTTCCGTCCGGTACAAAAACATGTATGACTGTCGGTTGAAATGTTAATCCGCTTACAGTTATATAAGGATAACCATGCAAAGCCCCTGAATTTGAGACCCTAAAATATCCATAGTTAGGGGATGATGTTACTGTACCACTTGCAAACTTTTTTCCCTCAACTAACGTTCCAACAACACCAAAAATATTTACACCCTGTCGAATGTTTGAAGCGATTAAATCCGGTTCTGACGCTGTAACCCAAGAGTTTCCATCATAATAACCCTGTGGCGGTCTTAGGAAAATTTTATCTCCCGGCCAAACAGCAGTTTCAAGGGCCGGCATGTGAAAGTTTTCTGCTGAACGGTTCGGCATTGTTCCTGTTTGTTCTCCGCTATCATTTGTGAACGTCTTTCCGCTCAATACATGTGCGGGTTGAGCGTTACCAGCCCCCCCTTCACCCTGTAAGATAAAATTTCCTGTTGAAGCGTTGTATCTAAAGGTGTAAACGCCGTTTGCTTTTAAATTTGTTACGTCATTTCCATTAGCTTTTTTTAATGGTTTTGCCCCTAGACCATTCACATTTAAAGTAGAAGCTCCCGTGGAATCCACATTAATTTTTACGGTAACAGCCATCCCATCTACATAAGCAGTAGGAGCAGGGGTCAAAGTGACTGAATAAGCATTTGCCGAACCGCTGGCAACTGCATAAGCAGGATGCTTCACATAATCAGCCAAATGCGCAACAACTGTATCATTCACCTGTTTCACCGCATTCGCCGTCGCCGCTTTTGTCGTCGAAGTACTTGTCAATGTATCTTCGAGTTGGACGATACCAGCTTGTGTGGTGCTGGCGTTTGGCAATTGTGGCGTCGGCACTTTTGCACTCCCGTCGAGAGAGGCGACGCCGTTTGCCGAGCCTTTTTGGCTGGCCGGGATCGCGTCTGTGATTCCGTACCCAGACAGCGTTGTCGGTTTACTTGTGATCTCCGCAAATGCATGTGTGTGCCCTGTTGGACTTGCTCCGACATCAGAGGAGGTGAGGGTGACAGCGCCGGTTTTTCCGTTGACACTCGTTACTGTATTCCGTTGTGCGCCCGACTCGATACCATCCAGTTTAACTTTGTCTGCCGCAGACATTCGCCCTGCTTCTGATGCCGTAGCTAGCTTAGTCACTTCCACGTCCAAAATGTCAAAGTTTTGGTTCAAGTCATCAATGTTGACGACATCTGTGCCTTCAGGTTTCTTTAAACCTAAGTTCCCTGTGAGTTTCATCCCCTTCACGCTCCCTCATATACCTTGAGCTCGTTCCATGTCTTGCTTGTGGCTTGATTCCATGTGAGATTTTTAACCGCATTCCACACCGTGTATGTGTATTTGAAGCTGTACGCCAAATGCGCAGGCTTAATTTGTTCTAGCATTTCGATTAACCCTGCCATGTTTGGTGGAATGCCTTTTACGCCGATGAATTTGACCTCAAATCGATACTCGGATGGATATTCGATGACATCGACTTCGCCGCCACTGAATGCAGCCGCGGCGTTCTGAATCATCTGCTTTGTCGTGGTTCCGGCGCCACGAAGTTTCGCCTTGATTCGTTCCCTTCGCCACTCCATCGGCTTTGTCGGGTCAACAGCAAGACCAAGTTCAGACTCCCAAAACGACAATCCCCATGTAGCTGTTGTGGCAGAAAATTGGTTGGGAAGATTATCGATCTCTGACCAGAGCTTTCCAAGCTCTTCTCCTTCTGCGTTCATTATCTCTTCAAACTCCCGAATACCTCGATAGTAATTAGGAAGATATTGAAACAAATCAACCGATGTGGCTGGTGATGAATGTTCTTGCTGATCTGTGCCAAAGAGAGTCGCGCCGTACAAAGTTTGACCGTACATCCATCACACCCCTTTCAGTTGATTCCAAGTGATCGGGCCTTTGGGCATAACATCAGCTTCTCGCGCCAACTTAACCCATCCCCCCCATCCGCTCGACCTCGTTCCTCTTCTGATGTAGATGTCACCGTTGTCATCAAAGCCTACTTGATGAACAGCTCCTCCGCTATCGTCTGTCCAGCCGACCAGCGTTATGACTTTGCAATACGTTCCACTGCCTGGCATTCCGACCGTAGATCGATACTTAAATTCTGCCCTAATCTCCCTTGAGGTAAGATCTGTTGGAAGTAAATTAATGTTTCGGGTGTCATCAACCACCATTCTAGAATGATCGTGACTTGATGGCGGAAATGTTGTAGGCTTCCCCGTTACTCCTGACCACGGCACACTATCAGCCGTTTCTGCCGCATCAACCTTCCCGTCGTAATCTGTATCATATATGCTTTTCAACATGTCACCGACAGACTGAGCTGCCACAAGAAGCTGATTTCCGTTCGGTGTACCAATATACAACTTGTTTGTGTCTGTACAAAAACCTAATTCACCGACATCCAGTACAGGAAGTTGGGATTCTGTTCCTCTCCTTATCTTAATCAATACTTGTCTTGGCATTATTCACCACTCCTAGAACGTTCCACCGTCAATGACAGCCACCATAAGCCGGTTTCCGTTCACTGAATCATAGACAATACTGCTCCCATCGATATTCACAGCTACTCCATTTGCATCCACCGTAATACCCCTATACGCCTTCACTTCCACCGTGTCCGCCAAGACATTGATTCCGTTTCCCGCGCCGACATGCAGAGTGACCGTATCGGCCTGACCACCACCCGTCAAACCGTTTCCGGCTGTGATCGTCTGCAACGCTCCGCCCGTGCGCACCCAAGCCGTCCCGTTCCAGCTATAAATCTTTTGCTCATCATCGACATAGCACGTCCATCCAGTTTGTGGTGTGTACAGATCCCATGCCGACCCATTCCATTCTGCAATTTTGTTGGTTTGACCCGACCATGCGCCGGTTGCGCCGGATGGGATGATGTATCGATCACCGACTTCCGGCGTAGTTGGCGGTGTAGTAGTGATGCGGTTTTTGACGCTGGCTTGCGGTTCGATATTGCGTTTTGCGAGTTCAATCTCGTTTCGGATTTTTTGCGCGCTCCACAGGTCTGTTGGTCCTGTGCCCGCATCGTTGATTTGACGGTGGATAGCAGCATTGTCGATATGGTCTCGGATTTGCGCTGCGGTGGCCGTTTTGGTGCCGTCTGACACTTTATTGACGCTTCCGCCTGTTACGTCTGCTTTTTTGATTTTTGCATAGTTCGTACCGTCCACAATATCGTCAATGGTTCCGTTTAAATCCGTCAGGTTCTTTGTACTGATTCGTTGCCATGCCGTACCCAAGTCCAAATATAGATATCCGTCATCTGTCGCATAATAAAACCTTCCCTGCACTGACGCTTTAGGACGATTTGCCAACGTTCCGGACATTACACGTCCGACTAAAGTATTTATCGTACCGTCTCCAATATACACTTCTTTTGTGTCCGTACAAAATCCCATTTCCCCTTGTTGCAACGGACCGTATGCATCCAGTTGCGCCTTAGTTCCCCTTTTAATCCGTATGGTTTGGGGCATATTATCATCCCTCCCTCAAGAAAGTTCCTCCATCAATCATTCCATCGGTTTTGTATCGCTCTAATTCCGTTTGTGTGGCCGTGATTGCCTCCTGAAGCATATTCACATCATCAGCCTCAACCGTATCGCCTGGCGTTTCGTAAGATATATAGAGCTTTGGGGCGTTTGAAAATATCTTAATCATCGTTCGCCATGGCCGTTCAGACGGAACAGACAAAACAAACTGATCAATGCGATTCCCTGTCATTTTTGATCCCGTATACACACGGATTGTATCTTTCACCACGTTGTCATGCTTCAATTCGCCTTCGTAGACGCCATTGATCGGGATGACTTCTTCCTCAATAACATACCGGTTGCCGTCCAGCTTTTTATTTAACTTCGTTGAAAACCGATCAATCTGTTGAGGATACGCCAATTCCTACACCCCCAGCGCAACCGTTCCGAGAATTGGCACCTCATCATCTTGCAACGCAACATTCGCCGTGCTTCCGTTCACAGTCAATTCACTGTAATCAATCACACCGGGCGTGCTTAGCAAAAGTGTCCCGATTTTCGCGTAGCTCACATAAGTCATAGAGAAAGCAATCTCTTTCAAATATTCATCGAGCGACGCTGCAAATGCATCTTGTACATTTTGCAGTGTATATCCCGATGCCAAAATGACGTTTGCCGAAACGCTGATCGGTTTGCCCGTCGCCGAAGTAACCGTTACAGCCGCGCCAATGGGCCGCACTTGTTCGATATACTCCTGCACTTGAGCAACCAATTCAGTGGTCGCTGGCTGCATGTCTGTGTTGACGATAGTAATTTTGACAGTGCCAGGACCATTCCAAAGAGGCGTCACCTTTGCATCACCTACCCCGGCAACTTCCAACGCCCATTGACGATAATGAGCAATGTTCCCTGACGTGATTGGTTTACGTATTCTCTCGTAATAACGAGCAAGCAGTGATTCATCACTTTCCTCATCGACTCCATTTTCAAATGCTTGCAAGTTTGTCACACTTTCCACTCCGTCAATGACATCGACCAAAACTGTAATAGCATTGGCCGGAACATTGCCTGATGATCCGGGCAGCTCGGCTTCTGCCAGAACAGTAGCAGTTCCGTTGTCCCCGATAGCCGCATCATTAACTGTATAAAAGAAAATGGGAATGCTGTCCCCTGTGCTAATGCGTGTATTGGCTGGGATCACCGTTCCTGTCCGTCCTACAAAAGTCAATAAACCACTTGCTTTTTGTGCCGGTTTAGGTTCGATGCCAAAGTCCCTCACTCGAGCAAGTAGTATATCCCGAGGTACATCTTCGGATAAATATAACCAGTTAGTCACTAAATACAGTTGTTGGTATGCACGTTCCAATTCAAGGGCCGCCGGAGCGAGCATATCCCATACCACAGACCCTTGCCGCTTATCAAAGTCATCAGGGATTCGCGACAGCATCCGCTGCATGATCACCTTAAACGTCTGATCTTCAAACATTCACGCTCACCCCCTCTATCGTCCTGCCATTAGCCAAGGTGACAGTAAAGGTAACTTGCATTTGATCACCGTTGCGTTCAATGAGAAAATTTGACGCACTTTCGATCCGGTCATCATATTCAATCGCTTCTTTGATTAGTCGAGGGACTTCTTCCTCTAGGAGCTCGCTAGAGACGTTCTTGCCAATGATATCTTCTATTTCGCAGCCATACTCATCATCGTAAATAAAAAAGCGCGAGCGAGCCGTCATAATGGCCTTTTGGATAAACTGCAAAATGGCCTCGTCATTGTCGATGATCCCGCCCATTTCCCCTCTTTCAAAATCGATGCGATACGTCTTCGACGGGCCGATCACTACGGTTTCCGTTGCGTTATCGGCATTCAGCTCGTCAAGGTTGACCGGAGCAAGCGTCATTCAAATCACCGCCCGATCAATGATATAAAACACTTGGTCACGGTCGCTGGCTACGATGACGCGATCACCGACTTTCAGTTCATCTTGGTATTCCAGCTCTACTGTTGTACCGCCATTGATTCTGACTTGCCGCTTATGTTTTGTTACGTGCTGAGCGATAATAACATCGTCCTTGTCCAGTTCAATTTTCATGTTGTCGACTTGGATTTTGATATTAGGAGGTGGCGACGTCACCGTGGCCAGCTCAATGGATATGTCCTTGTTATAGCCATGTTGCCGCATCAGATTAATAAGCCGAACAGCACCGTTCCCCTCCATGTCTCATACCTCCTCATAGGCCACCTCTGCTAGAGTAGGGCTGCTGCTAATGGTTAACGACATCGTGTGCACCCCGTTTTCGTAATGGTGGGTGTCCGAATTGACATAGTAGGTGCCGTTAATACCCGTCATTTTGTTATATACTTGGATCACGGAGCCGGACGTGATCTCATTGATCCCTAAAGACTCGAGGCTCATGTCTGTTGCGACTTTGCCCATCTCTTTTAGCAACTGATTAGCTAATTTTTGTAGTTGCGCTTTGTTCAGTTTCTCATCGGCACGTTCGACGTGCTGCATAACGCCATATTGCTTTACCAGGCTGTTATTTTGGACTGTAACAGTCACCGGTTTTTTATCTGTGCCACCGATCACCTTTACTTTTGTCTTAGTTTCCTCAATACTTTCATTAACGCTAAGAGATAATAAGTTTCTCCCGCTCTCAATAATCAGTTTGGCGCTTGGCACTTTCATTTCGGTGAGCATAAATTTCCCGAGATGATTGGAAATAAAAAAACGCCTACCTGTATGCTTTCGGGTCGTGGTTAACGCTGTAAATAGCATTTCTGCTAATGGTTTTTCGCGAAAAATATGCTTCGGGATTACATATCCGGTATCGGCAATAGTGCCGACAGGGATTTTATAAAGGTTGCAAATGTATTTGGCCATTTCACTAGCTTTTTTCTTCGTGAACTTTATGGTGTCCGCATTTTTAACGAGGTATATATTAGGGTCGTAGCACGTTAACAACCCTTCCCCCGCTTCATTTTT